GAAATCACCCAACATCTTATTTCTCTTTTGGGATTGGATATGTATAAGGAATTGGATGGATATGTGAAGTATAGATGGAGCTTATGTGCTTGTTTGAAAAATACCAACAAAACCTATGAAGATAATTGGAGAAAGTTAGAGTATAGAGACAAAATCCAATGGACTAAATGGCTGAATAATGGGTTGAACATCGGCGTGAATTGTGAATTAAGTGGAATAATGGGAATAGATATTGATTGTAAGAAACCTGTTTCTGAAGAAGCAAAACCGATTCGGGAAGAGATTATCAAATTATTGGAGCAAAGTAATACCCTAAAAGCAATCACTCCCTCAAAAGGAAATCATTACATATTTTTATGGGAAGAAGAATTAAGAAATCCTCAATTTGTTAATCTAGCAGGAACGGGAATTGATTCAAGAACAGAAGGGCAACTTTGTATAGCCCCAAGTATTCGAGATGGAAAAGAATACGAATGGGTAAATCTTGGGGTAGAGATAAAGAAAATGCCTGAAGAATTAAAACAAAAGTTATTATCTCTTATTGAGGTAGATAAAGGTAGAAAAGATAAAATAGATGTAAAAGAACCAGAAATAGAAAAAATCTCTGAAGGAGAAGGAAGAAACAATCTTTTAGTTACTGTAGGGGGAAGTCTAATAAACAAGTTTAATCCAGAGGATACTACCTATATTTTGTCTTTGATTTCAAAGAATTTTTTTAATCCTCCCCTCCCATATAAAGAAATAAAGGCTATGATAGGAAGCCTTTCAGGTTATAAGAAAACAGAAGAGGAAACAAAGGAACAACTAATTCTTGATTATTGTCAGGCAATGAAGTATGACCTTCACGCACAGGACATTATGGCGAGTTTAAAATTGGAAAGAGGAATAATAGATAAATATTTGTCCAAATTTTTTAAAGAAGGAGTTCTTATCAGGTCGGGAGTGGGAAGATATGAATTCAGAGAACCTATAGATTGGGAGCATCCTAGCGATAAACAATTAGATGAATATGAATTTAAAGTTCCTTTCTTTCATCAGGTAGCTCATTTTTGTCAAGGTAGTATTATTTTAATTGGCGGTTTAACAGGACATGGCAAAACTCATCAAGCCCTAAACATGGTTAAAGAGATGGTTAAGCAGGGAATAAAGCCCTTTTATGTTCCTTATGAGGCAGGGTCTAATTATAAAAAGATTGCTTCTTTTTTGGACTTGAAATCTGAAGATTATTTTGTTCCAAAGAGAGAGATAAATAATCCTTTTCAAATAATTATTCCTAAAAAATCCTTCGCAATTGTGGACTGGCTTTATCTAGGTGATGATTTTGCTGCTACTCCAAAAATGTTTAATTATTTTAGGGAAGAAATGACCAAGCAAGGTGGAATTTTAGTTCTCTTTACCCAATTGAAAGAAGATGGTAGTTGGTTTGCCAAAAATATGATAAAAGATTTTGTGGCATTATCTGCCAAGTATATTTTTGATGATGATAGTGGAAAAACAGGTTATTTTGATGTGGACAAAATAAGGGATTCTAAAAGAGGAACTCTGGTAGATAGAATAGAATGTGAATTTGATAAGGAAACCAAGATTTTTAAAACTAAAGATTTAATTTAATGACTAAAAGAGAAATAGGAAATAAACTTGAGGAAATAGTAGTTTCTTATATTAAAAAAATAGACCCCAAATGTCGAAGAACAAAGAATAGTGGAGGTTCTACTGAACTTGAAGATGTTTCTTCTGTTTATTTTATGGTGCAATGTAAAGTTGATAACATTCATAAAAACATTATAATTAAGAAAGAAGATTTTGATAAATTATTATTATCTCTACCTGTAAATAGTAAGCGAGTCCCTTTTTTAGCCCATCAACAGCAAGATAATCTAATTACAGTTACTTTAAAAATAGAGGATTATTTTAGGACTATTTATAAATGCTACGAAACTACTGGAGAGATACAATAATGGGTTATATAATTAATTGTAATTTATGTGGTTATTGCGGAGATGAAACTGATGAGAAATTCTATAATGTTATTAATGGAGTAGAATTAATTGATATTTTAAGAACACATAGGGATATACCTAAAGAAATAAAAGATATTTGTATTAATTGTTTTTATGAAGTCTTAGAAAATTCAAATTTTTTTGAAGAAATAAAAATTATAGAAAAACGTCTACAGATAGGATTATAAAATGATTAAATTAACTTCCTTTGACCCTAAGAAAAATAAATGGATGTTTGCCGGAAAATTCGATTTTGATACCTTTGTTTTTCATAAAAAAGTAAATAATAGGCACTTTATGGTGATAGAAAACGGGTGGGGTGTTTCGGAGGATGTTGTTCAACAATTGATTCAATTGGATTGTAAATATATTTTTATAGAAACAAAGAAAAAAGAATATAAATTTCCATTTCAAGAATTATTCAAACAACCTATTAAAAACTATGGACATGGAAATCAGAGGTTTATTGGAGGCAAATGATGATAAAAAAAGGAAGAATAAAAAAAGGGCGATTTTGTGCGGAAAAAGTGCAATATCCTGACGGGATAGGAGGTTGCATTTGGTGCATCATAAATAAAAAGACCCCCGATACTGGTCTTTGTTGGGATTTTGATTATAAAGATTTAGATTTAATTATTGGTTTATTGAAAGAATTAAAAACATTAAAACCAAGAATTTACAAGGAGAAGAAAAAATGCAAATCAATGAACTCACAGTAACAGGAAATCTTACCAAAGACCCAGAGGTAAAGTATGTTTCCAATGCACCTGTTTGCAATCTTTACATTGCAATCAATCGGACTTACAAAACCAAAAATAGTGATGAAATGAAAAAAGAGGTAGTATTCATCAATGTTGTTGTTTGGGGAAAGGATGCAGAATATTGTGGGCAGGTATTGGGCAAGGGAAGCGAAGTCTTGGTTATGGGAAGATTAACTCAAAGGTCTTGGGAAAAAGAAGGAAAGAAAAATTCGGTAATAGAAATCCGAGCTAATCATGTAATCCCCATCGAAAAGAGAGCATCGGGAGAAGGAGAAAATTAAAAATGGTTTTATACGCTCACGATAAAGAAGCACTTCTTTATGATGTTATAAATTTAGAAACAGGATTAAAAATAGAACACTGTCTTTTTGCAAATGATGAAACTGGAGATTATGAAATTTATGTATGTGATGAGGAAAACAATCCTATTTTTAGTGGGCAAGATTATTTGACAGAAAAAAGAAAAGGAAATATAAAAATAATTAAGAAGGAGATAATAATGGGTAGAAAAAATAATAAGTATTCTATAAAATTCATAACTTATACTGAATATGCTGATGTTAGTCTTTCTCCCGCAAGTTTAAAAATAGTTATACCACAAAGAAATAAATTTTGTGTAGATAAAAAAGTGAGAGTTTTTATTGAGGAGGTTTAGAATGGGTAGAGGTAGACCGAAAGGAAGTAAAAATAAGAAATTAGTTCCCTTATCAGAAGAATCCCTCAAAAAAGTTGAAAAGGGATTAAAAGAAGCTGGAGAGGGTAAAATAGAACGGATTGATTTGGATAAGGAATTAAAAAAAGAAGAACCTATTCTTACTCCAGAACAAAAAGAGCGTAGGGAAAAATTACATAGGGTAATGGGCGATATAAATAAAGATATTAAAGGTGCGGATATTAACTTCGCTAATACTTATCCTATAAGAGAAAGGCAATCTTTTGGGTATAAATGCCTTGATAAATTAACAAATGGCGGGATTCCAAGAGGACTTTTTTCTACAATCTGGGGTTCAAAGGGGTGTTCGAAAACAACGATAGCCATTAAAATGGTCGCTGCTGCACAAAGAGAAGGAAAATTAGTTGCTTGGATAGATGCAGAACATTCTTATGATAAGGAATGGGCTTTTAAATTTGGAGTAATACAGGAAGAATTGGCTTATGAAAGACCTGAAACAGCCGAAGGAGCATTAGATACTATTATTAGATTAGTTAGAGAGCAAGTAGTAGATTTAATTGTTTTGGACTCTATCCATTCATTATGCCCAAAAGGACAACTTTATGAAGGCAAAACAGATACTATCAAGAGTACAGGAAAAGATACTCAAGCACTAAGAGCCAGAAAATTAACCCAATTTTTTGAAATGTCTATAGATGCAGTATCAAAAGCGAAATGTGCGGTATTACTGATAGCTCAATCGAGAGAGGAGATAGGAGAGTTTTTTAAGATAGAGAAATTAACCGGAGGACATGCTTTACTTCATAATAGTAGGATTATTATGAGAGTTCGTAGGGGACAAGGGGTAGATTGTCCTTCGGAAATAATAATTACAGATAAACCTAAAAAAGATAAAGAGGGAAATATTTTGAAAGATAAAAAAGGGAACATTAAATACGAAACAGAAACGAAAAAACTAGGTTTCGATTTGGTTGCTCATATAGATAAATCTCAGGTTCAAGGATGTACTGAATTATCTGAAATTCATGTCCCCTTTTATTTTAAAGAAGGCATTAAAGAGGAATAATAAATGGTATTTTACTTTTGAGAATTTTTGGGATATTCCTTATATTCATATAACTATATTGGATTTCTTTTGGATGCCTGAACCGATAAATGAAAGAGGGTTTATTTTATTCAATTTATATTTCAGATGGGTGAAGGAGGGTTAAATGCGACAAATAGGCATCTTTAAAATCTATTTTTATCCTTTGACTATCACACATTTCGGGATTAGCACCGATTATAAATTATTAGAAATAAGTCTTATTTGGTATAATTTAATCATTGATTGGGAGGATTATAATAAATGACAGTAAAAGATTTATTAGAGGTTATTAAAAATAATGAAAAAAATTATCCAGATTTCTTAGATTGGATTATAGCATTAGAACAACATCCTAATTATAAGAAATGTTGTAATTGTAATAAGTCAGAGGATTCTATAACTGTTATAGACTCTGATGGAACTAAAACATTATTTATTAAATCTCATGCTATGAAATGCTGCACCTATTCACCGAAAGACAAAGTGTTCGGTATTCAAATACATTATTAGAAGGAGGATTAAATGAAATTAAGAATAGTTAATCTTTGGAAAGTGGAAAGTGATTACCTTACAATAAATATTCTAGCTTTCTCTTGGGTGGAGAATGAGTTGGTTTTTGTAGTATGGAATATTAGTTTTATTTTGGAGTATTAAGATGGAAAACAATCATAAATGTAAAATTTGTCAATATTTAATGAGCCAATGTGTTTGCAAAGAATCAAAAAACTATAAACCTTTAAAGAGCTTTATTCGTTATTGTATTGCTCATCCCGAAGAAAGATTTTATCAAGCATTGAGAAATTGGGGTTCTTTTGGGGCAATTTATGGTGGAGAAACAGGAAGAGAAGATAAAGGTTTGATGGATACTTTTTATTTTGAGGGAAAAAATGGATAAAGATAAATTCATAAAAAAATTAAAAACCCTAAAACAATTCAAAGACCTTCCAGAAGAGGATTTGGAAAAAATCGCCCAAAGAAAAATGGAAGAGAAAGAATTGAAAGATTCTTTTGTGGGTCTTATGGATGAGGAAGTGGAGAGGGCACTATCCTTATATTATAAGTATTTGGACGAGAATTCTTTTGAATCTTTAGCGGAGAAAAGTACATTGATAACCTTAGTTTCTTTGGAAATTATGAGAAATAGATTGCTAAATGCCATTAAGAAATTCTCCACAGAAAAGCAGGGAGCGGTAGATTTTAATGGTATGGAAGAAGTTAGAGAATTAAATTCTCAAATCTCCGAAACAAAAAAATCTCTAAAAATGATGAATAATCAAGAAGGAGATTCTATAGCAAAAAGATGGGCTGATTTAGAGGCAAGTTGTTTAACTTATTATGAACAGCACGCAGCAGAATTTCAGGAAAGATGTCCTTATTGTAGCAAAATTTTTCCTATTATCCTTCCACCTGAAAAATTAGAAGCAAAAAAATCTTCTTGGTTCAGAGGAACGGATTTGTATAATAAAAAAATCTTTGAATTATTTCATAATAAGAAGATTACTCAAGAAGAGGCCGCGGAAATATTAGATGTGAGCAAATTTTATATAGAATTAATGTATAATGAGATTTATTTAAAGGAATTAAATGACTATAGACCAAATAATTAATAAGTTGTTTTGTGGAGATTGTTTGGAAATAATGCCTCAAATACCAGATAAATCTATTGATATGATTTTATGTGATTTACCTTATGGAACTACTGCTTGTAAATGGGACACCATTATTCCCTTTGAGCCATTATGGGAGCAATATAAACGAGTAATTAAAGACAACGGAGCGATAGTCTTAACAGCTTCACAACCGTTTACGAGTGCTTTGGTGATGAGTAATCCTAATATGTTCAAATTTACTTATGTTTGGAAAAAAGAAAGACCAACTAATCCCCTACTTTGTAAGAAAAGACCACCCAAATATTTAGAAGATGTATGTGTTTTTTACAAATCCCAGCCGATATTCAATCCGACTTATGTAAAAAGAAAAGAAGAAAACAAAAGAAATAATGCTCCAAGAAATTATTCTGGAGAATATGTTGGTGGAGATAAAGGGTATGCGGACTTAAATCAAAGTGGAAACAATGATTTTATTTATCAAGGTGATTTATTAGAAATACCAATGGAACGAGGACTCCACCCCACCCAAAAACCAGTAGCACTATTTGAATATCTAATAAAAACTTATACCAATGAAGGGGATTTAGTTTTAGATAATTGTGCAGGAAGCGGAACTACTGGAGTAGCGTGTAAAAATCTTAATCGTAAATTTCTTTTAATAGAAAAAGAAGAAAAATATTGTGAAATAGCAAAACAGAGATTACAAAATGATACCAAAACCTAAACGAAAAGACCTTATAATGCACTATGTTTTATCTAATCCTATTTCTGGAAGGGAAATTCTATTTAGTAATTTAAGAAACCTGACAGAGTTTGAACGAAATAAATTTTCTTGTGTAAGAAAATACCAATACCCCATGGCAGCATTTGACACCTTATTTTTATACGATAAGTCCAAGGACGAAAAGAAAAATTTTGAATTGAAAAGAGGGATGGCAGAAAGTTATAATCTTGGGGGCAGACTCACCGGAAAGAGTCATATCGGAATTAAGACAGATGTTCCGCTTGCGGTAATAAGAAAAACATTTATAAAAGGAGTCATTGATAGTTTTGACAAATTACATTTAAAAGGAGTAATAGACGATTTAATAGACATATTTAATCTTCATCCTATTCTTTCTTCATTCAAGATAAGCATAACTCAAACTCCCGATTATGATTTTAATTTTATAGGTGGAATTAATTTAAAATCGGTTAATAATAAACCTGAAGGAAAGGATAAAGGATGCGTAGACGACCAAACAGAAATACTAACAGACAATGGATGGAAATATTTTAAAGATTTAACTTATAAAGATAGAGTATTAACAAAATTTTTTAATAATTTTGCTGTTTATTCTCCTATTAAAAAAATTATTAGTTATGATTATAAGGGATATTTAAAAAGATTGAAAAATAGAAATTCCGAATTTTTATTTACTCCTAATCACAACCTATTAGTTTTAGAAAATAAAATAGAAAAATTTAGACCAATAAATAATAATTTATATAGTCAAATTTTCATTCCTTCTACTTTTATTTGGAAAGGACAGAAACCAAAAAATATAACTTTAAAGGGAATGGTAGGATGGAAATATCAAAAACAACAATATGATGTAATATTATGGTGTAGATTTCTTGCTTGGTATTTATCTGAAGGAAGTATTTATATTTCTAAAGATAAATCTTCTCATTATAGAATAGACATTCCTCAAAAAAAACATTATAAAATTCTAGAAAAATTGTTAGCAAACATTGGATTTCATTATACTAAATTTTGGAGTGCAGGATGTTATCATTATAAAATTTCTAATAAGTTATTATATAAACATTTATTAAAATATTTTGGAAAAAAGAAAGAAAAAAGAATCCCAAAATATTTTAAAAATTATGATTCTAAATTATTAAAAATATTTATAGATGAATATTTATTAGGGGATGGATGTATTTATAAAAAAGGTAAATATATACATAAGAGTCTTATTTGTTCTTTAAAGCCTTTAATAAATGATTTACAAGAAGTTGCTCAAAAAGCAGGATACAAAACTAATTTAAGAGAAACTTATAATCCAAATAGATTTGGGAATCCATTAATGTATGTGCTAACATTATGTTTATCTTCTAATACAGTATTTAAGAAAAAATTAATAACAGATGTTTATTATAAAGGAAAAGTTTATTGTGTAGATGTACCTCCAAATCATACTATTTTAATAAGGCGGAATGGACATGTTATATGGACAGGAAACTCTCAGTGGCTACAAAAACATATTGATAGAGATTGGGCGGAAGAAGCCTCGGAACTTACTGAAGAAGTAACTAAGAAGAAATTTATGGCGAAATCAGAATTAGGAATGATTCAAAGACTTAGCGGAATGACTGAGTTTAATGACTTATCTCCTATGGGAAAGATTTTTAACGATTTATCTAATAAAAATAAAATTATAAATTTTCCCTCTTATGCTAATCCTACCTATTCTGAAGAAGATGATAAAGCAGCTATTCAAGAATTTAATGGTAGGGACTCTGCATCCTACCAAACTCAAATTTTAGGAAGAATAATCCCTAATGTGGCTAATCCTATTGATATTGAAAAAGTGAGAGAATGTTATAATGAAAATCTTATTCTAAAACAATTTGAAATAAACAAAGATAATTTTTTTAGATATAAGGACATTCTTATTTTGGATAAACCAAACAATGCCGAAAAAGCAGGAATTTATATGGATATAGGTGAAGGTGCTGCTCCCACAGAAATTATTATTATTTTTAAACTAAAGAAATTCAGATATTCCTATAACATCACAGCAAACAAAATAACCCCTGATGAACTTTATGAATTAGTAAGGTATATTATTGAATTAATTAAACCTAATGTAGTGAGTTATGATAATACTAGTGGAGTTGGTGTCGCTTTGGGGTCTAATTTAAAATTAGATTTTGCTCCTAATTTAATTCCTGTGAATTTCAATGCTAAAATTGAAGTAGATTATGAAAAAGATAAAGATGGAAATTATAAGACAGACAATTCAGGAAATTATATTTATGAATATACTAGAGTAGATGATTGGTCTTTTCAACAATTCAAAAGAATTTTTTATAATCAGTTGATAGAAATGCCCTATGACTATAAATTCGATAAGCAAGTCCAAAACCTTATATTGATAAGACAAGGCGGAGGAATAAAATATCAATGTAAAGTGGCGAACCATTTATGGCAAGCCTTCCAAGTTTTCTGTATTGCAGAATGGAAAACAGAATTTACAAACATTAAACCCATTGACCCGCCCAAACCCTCTTTGGGATATTTTGGAGGAATTTAATGCCTTTTTCTTTCAGGGTTACAAATATTGGAAACATCGGAAGAACCATCTACCTGTGGCATAGGGTAGGGAAGGAACTTAAACTCTATAAGGATTCTTCCTTTTATCCCTATTTTTATCAAGAAGATTCCCAGGGGCAATTTAAAACAATAGATAATAAGCGAGTGAAAAAGATAGTCTGTCGGCAACCATTTGATGTTAAAACAAAGAGAAACGAAACCTCTTACGAGGCAGACATTTTATTCTATAAAAGGTATTGTATAGACAAAATCAGTCAATTTCTTCCAACAGAATTAAAGTATTCTTTTATGGATATAGAAATTCTCTGTAATGAATTGCCTACCTATCGAAATCCTATTTATCCTGTTTCGAGTATTTCTTGCTCTGATTCTTATATCGGAGAGATTAAGACTTTTTATTTAAAGGATTATGTTGTTCCAGAAACAGGGGGCGATAAATTAGATTATGAGGAAACAGAAAAGGTATTATTAAATAATTTTGTTAAGTGGGTAAAAGAACAACAATTTGATTTTTTAGCTGCGTGGAACATGTTAAACTTCGATTGGCTCTATTTAAGGGCTAGATATTATAAGGTCTTTGGAGTAGAATTAGCCGATATTCTATCCCCTATAAATGCAAGCAAACATATTGGAGGAAAAGATGAGCCGATATTAGTACCTATAGGATTAAGTATTGTGGATTATCTTGATTTTTATAAAAAAATCTATAAGGGGAAACAATCCTATGCCTTGGATGATGTAGCCCAGGACGAATTAGGAGAAACCTCTTATGAAAAAATAGATTTTAGTATTCTTTCAGATAAGATAAAGGAAAAGAATATAAATGATGTTCTCCGAATGATAAAGATTGAAAAGAAAAAAAAGATAATAAATTATTATGATGAAATTCGCAGGATGAGCAAGGCAGACTGGAATGACTTAACTTGGAATTCTAAGGTTTTGGACATGATGATTCTATCCGAAGCTAGTGCTAAAAGAATAGTCTTGCCTTCAAAAAAATATGGATTGGATATAGAATTAGAAGAAACCTTCGAGGGAGCTTATCGTAGATGCAATATAGAAGATAAAGAAGGAAAAACAATAGAAAGAATGACAGGACTTCATAAAGATATTTGGAAGATGGATATTGGTTCTGCCTATCCACAAATGATAATCAATTTTTGTTTAGATACTGCGAACATAAGAGAAAAAGAAGGTACTGAAGTAGATGGGATTAAATTTTATCAAAATCCATCTGCATTGTTGCCTTCACTTGCGAAAAAACTAATTAACAAAAAAGAAGAATTAAAGAAACAGTTAAAATCATTAAATCCTGAAAGTCCTGAAGCCAAAGACTTGCAAATAAAGTATGATGCTACTAAGTCAATGGTAAACTCCTTGTTTGGAGTAACTGCTCTAAAAATATTTAGATTATTCGACATTCGAATAGCATCGAGAATCACCTATTTGGTAAGAAAGTTATTGCATTATATAGAAGGAAAACTAAAAGAAAGAGGAATCAAAGTAATTTATGTGGATACTGATAGTTTTTTCTTGGATGGAAAAGACGACCCTAAAGATTTGCTGAATAGTTTAGTGCAGCAATGGGTAAAGGAAGAATTTGGGAAAGAAAAAATAGATATAGAATTTGAAACTGAAGGAATCTTTAGGAAACTTCTGATAGTTGCCTTATGTCATTATGATGGAGATTTAGAAACTAAATCGGGGACAAAACGAGAAATAAAAGGAATCGAGAGTAAAAGAAAAGATAGTTCTGATTTTATCCGAAAATTTCAAACCAATTTAATAGATAAAATAAAAAACGAAGAATCACAAGAAACGATTGCGTCGTTTATCACATCACAAAAAGAAGCAATTAAAAAAGAACATCTCACAAACATTGGATTTCCTTGCAGAATAAATGCTGAAAAATCATATAAATCAATTCCTATTTTTATGAGAGGATTAGAGTATACAAAAGAATTAACAAAATTTGACAAGGTGGCAGGAGATTCTTTTTATTGGATACCTGTTATACCTTTTGGAAAATCAAATAGGAAATCAAGCAGAAACAAGACCAATAAAACTACTGGAGTAAAAGAACTACAAACATCCAATAAGGAAATTAATAAAGATGTATTGTGTTTTGATAAAGATAACTTTGAACACATAATTAAAACAGGAATAAATTGGGATAAAGTAATCGAAAGAAGTATTATTGGAAAAAGCGAAGCTATCTTTGATGCTATGG